TTTGCTCTAAAACTTCCTCCCAGTCTAATCCTTGGCTCGCACATTCGTTTTCCAAAGTGGATAAGCCTATTTCCATTCGGATTTGACAGGCTTGAGCCTCTTTAACCGGATCTACCCAACCACGACCTGGTCCAATCCACTTACACCTCGTGTAAGCATATCGATTCTCATAAAAATCAGGCGCATCAACCAGTCCCTTATTGACGACTTCTTCAAGCCACAGCTCATAAACCGGTGTTGCCCAATAATCGGATAGCCATTGCCTGCGACCGTTAAAATATCGCCAAGCTTCTAATAAAGCAGAGCGTGCAGACGAGTAATTAGTCTTTGAAAAATCTTTCAAAAGCAACTCATACGGGATATTTAAGCCAGTTCCGATGTGGCGAAGCAAGTTTTCAACAAAAGAGCCATAAGCTGAATTTGGACGAGATGGTGTAAATGGGGCGACCTTATCTCCAGGGAATATCGGAATAATCGAACCACCCTCTAACTTGACTTGCCAATCCTTTTTAGCATTCAAGTATTCATCGCTTGAACCACCAAAAAGCTCGTTTAAACCTTCATTATCCATAGGCGTTTCAATAAATGCGGCAATCATTGCATTCACAATGGCGGCTTGCAGTTCTGACCGCTCATAATGATCCAACATCTTAAACATCGGCATAATTGATGCTAGTATTGGTTTTCCTCGACTTTGTCCGATTCTGTTAAAGTCGTGAACATGGATAACACGTCTTCGACCAAAAGATGTAAAAGCCGAAACACGCTCCCAAGCAGTACATCTGCTCCAATAATCTCCCGGATGGTCTTTTTGAATATGATAGGCAATAGGAGCTCCATACTTATCAATCTCAATACCGCCTCGGAGTGTTTTACTATCACAAGCATTATTGGGATTCGATAATCTATCAGGTTCAACTAACTGTATTGCTGTTGCAAAAGGTCTGTCTTTCAACCATAGAGGCAAGGCCAAGGCTTCACCATTTATTAGGCAAGACTTAAAAATCTGAGTGGTCAAACCATGGAAGTTTAATTTTTTAGCAGCATCACAATTAAATGTTTCAGCCCAAGCCCTCCAAAGACCTTCTACTTTTACTTGCCATTCTTCTTCCCATTCTTTGGTTTTACCTAATGCCTTATAATCTGGCTTTGCCGATAGACGAAACCCAGTTCCTACAATATTATCAGCAAGGGTTTGCATCGCTCCTGCTGCAATCCCATGATTACGAGCCAAATCCCTAGAGCGAGCCACCATAGTATTTAATTCCGGTAACAAATCGCTATCAGCAGATCCTCGTCCTGGTTGCCATGTAGCAATTTCTCGTAATGTATGAGATGCCGCTTTATGTGATGTATCTGTCATTAAAATACTACCTTTATCATTCGTCTGCGAGATGTTAATTTACCTTCAGCCACCGCTATTTGAGATTTAAGACTTGAGATATAGCTTTCCAAAGCCGCTCGGGAGGTTTGATTATAAGTAACAGAACCAAAATCTCCGACATTGACCGAAACTTCTTTTGCCCCGATTAATAGCTTATGATAGGCTTCTTCAGCTTCAGCTAAGCGTATTTTGAGTATTTCTTTATCTATAACCATGGATTATCCACCTTTGTTGGTTGCATTTGAATAAAACGTTGTTTCTTTTTTATTGGCTTAGCTTCAGAAGTTTTAGGAATAATGGCTTCCAATTCCTGCCATGCCTTTTCAGATAGACGGTCAAGACCGAAAATCGCAGCACCGGCACGAGCATAAACTCGGCAGTCCAAGGCTTCGTTTCGTCTTGCCGGATCCTTTTCCCATACGGGTTTTGGGTAGCCGTTACTGATTTTCACGACCTGACGTTCAGCTGTTAGCTGTTTGAAGTATTCCTCCGAGTATTGAGGGAAATGGCATCGGCCGAAATCCGTTGCATTTTCACCGATACGCTCCATCTTCAGCCACCTGTAAAGCTCAGTCTTAACAACTGGACCAGATACGTTCCAAACCTTCAGGCCTTTCTTTTTCGTATCGGCCTTAGAAGTAGATAAGAGCATAGCTGTATCTCGGCTTTGACCTTTTATCGCCACAACGGTATGCGGCTGACTGGCTCTTGCACCGGAACCACCCCAAACAGCTTGGTTAAAGTTTTTGACAAAGTTATAAACGTCTTGGGTGGCATAACCTGAGTCAACGCACATCACCCGAATGGGCATTGTGATACCACTTTCGTGTGGGTAGTCCTTATGAAGCACATTTTGTAATTGTCGCCATACGTCAGGTTTTGCCGTATCACCATCAAGCACAAAATACTCCACCGACCAACTTTGCTTTTGTCGCCCCCAAGCCACAACCTCGCATTCGATACGGTCTTTTTGAATATCCACACCGGCGGTCAGGAATAGGCCACCGTTTGGTATCGTTCCAATCGGATATGTTTCCCTTGTTTCATACAGGCGTTGCCATTCAGGTGCATCGCTTTCTTGTTCGAACGTTTCACCCAAGATGGTGTTTTGAAAACCTTGTATCAAACTTGGGTTTTTCTTGGTCTTTTCGTAAATGTCCACGCATTCTTTCCAAGACAGCCAGCCAACCGGAGAGTAAAGCGATGATAAGTGAAATCCTGCCGTTATGCCATCGCTTTGGGCGGTTGCCTGCCAATGGCCATTTGCCAGCATCTGCGTTTTATAATGCTCGCCGATGAGTTTATTACAATGTTCGCACTCATAATAAACATTATCGCCTTCAGCTCTTATCTGCGACCATTCCAATTTTTGAAAACCACCACAATAAGGGCAAGGCACTACATAATACCGTTTATCCGATGTTTCAAACTCTCGCTCAATATTAGACAAGCCCTTTATGGTCGGAGTAGACACCAAAAATATTTTTTTGCGCTTATTAAATGTTGCGGTTCTTCGTTCTGCCAATAATATTGGGTCTCCTTCGCCATCAATATCCTGCGGATAACCATCTACTTCATCCATAAACAAATATCTTGCTGGCATAGAACGAAGTCCAACGGCCGAGTTTGCACCAGTCATAACAAGCACACCGCCTTGAAAGTCCTTTGAAAGCATCGTGTTACCTTTATCACGAGAACGAGGGGAACTGACAAGATTTTTTAGTGCAGGACAGTCCTCAATCAAAGGATCTATACGTTGGCGGGAGTTTCGCTTTGCCATTTCCACAGTCGGTGACACCGCCATTATCGGTCCGGGTGCCTTGTGCATAATGTAGCCGATCCAGTTATTACCACATTCTGTGCCTCCGATTTGCGCTCCTTTCATAAAAACAACTTTCTGTATTGGACTTTTAGGCGATAAACAGTCCATAATTTCCCTTAAATAAGGTGTTCTCGCTGTTCTCCATCTTCCTGGTTCAGATGCAGATTTACTAGATAAAACCCGATATTCATCAGCCCAGTCTGACACTGACATATAGGAATCCGGTTCAACCCCACGAAAAAATTCACTTGCAATAAAATCTGCGGCTTCAAAGTTCTCGGTCGATAAGATCCTTGCTTTCTGATAAGAGTTTTCGAACATATTCATCTAGCACCATTACTGTTTTATGTTCATCAGCACCAAGTTCTGCCGCAATTAATGCACCGTAACGGGTAGAAAAACTTACAAATAAATCTCTCAATGATCTCCCAAGGTTAAAAGCGTGCTGACCGGCCTTTTTGCGGTCGATTGATTCTCCTGTAATCATTTTTAATTTAGCTTTTGCTAACATTGCTCTATAATAAATGTCAGCAGTTTTAGCTTGTTGAAAGCTAGACATACCACTTTTAGGAACTTCAACAGAGTTTTCAAATAAAGGGTCTGCTTTTCTACTTTTGGCAGGATCTGTGTTCATAAACCATTCTTTGTTGGCTTCATCTACATCAATTTTGCCATCAGCTGTTTTATGAATTCGTCCGGTATTAATAGCAGTTTGAACAGCATTAAGTCGAACACCTCTAATGCGAGCATATTCTCTAAGTGATACCTTTTGTCCCATTTGTTACTTCAAACACCTAAAAATATGGGCGATAACATCTACCGTCCATCCATTGCCAATTGCCTTATATCTTTGAGTGTTAGACACTCCTCCTGTATATCCGTCAGATAATGTCTGCAATCGCTCGCATTCTAGAGGAGTGAGCTTTCTGACATAATAGTCACCATCAGGCAAATCAATTTGATATAATCCTGTCTTGCCTCCAAACCCACCGCTATTTGCACTTAAAGATACCGATTTACCTCTTACTGAATAAATTCTATATCCCTGACTGTCTCGTCCAATATCACCTAGACGGATCGGTGTTAAAACTCCTGTGGTTTGTTGATTAAATGGAGCTTTATAATATCCGGCAATAAGAGTATCACTCTTATCAGGATTGATTTTTTTGATTTGTTTGAACTTATTGATAACCT